TTGTAAGTCGCCTCGTGTCTTTCCGTCTTGCTTGTTAAAAACTACATTTTCATAACGTCCTACTAAATCATCAAATTTATGTTCTACTTTTACGTTATGCCCGATAAAACATTTCATTTCTTCAAATAAAGGCACTGCACCGTCTTGGCATTCATCAGTATATGTCCGATTATTCGCCGAATGTGAAGAAAGTAAAACTATATCTTTAATTATAGCATTTTTATTATCAATTATTGCTTCTTTTAAATCTGCAATTATTTCTAATTTTTTCGCCATTTATAACCTCTTTTCCTGTCTTTAATAAAAACCCGGTATTAGAATTTTTATATTAATCTAATACCGGTACGATACTTAACTAAAAATATACTTCTCATTGCTTTTTTTGTCAACTTCTTTATGTATTTTTATTTGCGGTTGCGGGATTATTACTATCGAACCAGCCTTACGATTGAAATTAATTTCTATCTTTCCACATTCCGCTTCTTGCATATATTCAATAACATCATTGACTTTTATCTTTACTTCTTGTATTTGTTTTTTACTGTAAGCCATTATTTTTTCTCCATTGACAATTCTAAATAGCATTCACAATTAGGATGAGCAGGAATTGAAGGGGGATCACTTTTTGGAAAATATTGACCGTCTAAATCTAAACATATTGGACACGGATTCGCTCCACCTGTTCGCCAAATAAAACCTTTTATAAATTTTTTCATTTGCCCATATCTTATTGTGCCCTCCGAAAATGCTCTTGCGTATTCAGTCCGTGCTAATCGCATCGCATTCATATAACTATTGCGATATATCCCAACTCCAGGATGATATTCGGCAGCTGCTTTTGATAATCTCGAAACTCCTTTTTTATCTTTTACTCGGGAAAATAGTTTTTTAGGTTGATGCAAAAATCCCTCTATAGTTTTACTTAGAGATTCTGCACTTTGTCCAGTTATTAATCCCCGTACCACTGCACTGCGAATTGCTTTTTGTGTTTGGGCTAAATTTCTCCAAATATTTTCCGAAAATATTAATCCGTTTGTTTGTTCTGAAAATCTAATTGCTGATTCAACTGCTTTTGAGTTCAAAGAAAACCATTTGCTTTCATTGTAAGATTCTAAACTTGCATCGAATCTATGAATGCCATATTCTTTATCTATCCAACTCGTGCCTATTTTTATTTTATTCTGATCTTGAATTAAGCCATACGCATCAAGCATTGAAGTTTTTAATCCAAAATCAACGCTATTTTTCATCCCATTTGTGATTTGAAAAGATAATTTTTTCCGCAAATAAGTTATTTCTCTCTGAACTGAATCCCGAATACCATATAAATAATTTTGCCGGAATCCTTTGCCGGAATAATTTCTAATCATTATATCTAATTCTAAAGCGGTCTGTTCATAAATGCCATAAATCTTTTTTAATTGCAATTCATTAAAAACAACAAAATCATTCCTTGCTTTTAATAATGCTTTTTCGATATTTTCAGCCTGCGTCATAATGAATCTTGCTTAGTCTCTTTTGCTATTTCTAATTGTGTTTGCTCAAAATCTCTTCCAAGCTCTTCTGTCATTTGTTTTTTTGAACAAACACCGGTTTCAACTTGTAAAGATAATGCTTTTGTAACTTCAAACAAATCTCTATGAATAAGAATCTGGAAATTGATTTTACACGTTGTCAATGTAGGTAAAATTTCTTTTACTTCTTGTAATGTTTTCGGATTAATTTTTGTCTGCTCTGTTTTCTCTGGTAAAGTTTGGGTTTTAATCCCTCTTTCAATTACTTTATCAAACATTTCAAAGATAACTTTTTCCAAAATATCTTGAAATGATTCAAAGAGTTTTATTCCAGGAGCTTCGCTTACAAGTGTTGAAGAATAATTAGAATTAGAAGCATCACCTGTTACCATATATTCCGGAAGCCCGCCAGTGGATGCAGCAATCATTAATAATATTGCTCGCCCATCGTGTTGTGTATCACCTGCTTGCAAATTAGGGGCTTTAAAATCCCAATCAATACCTTTTGTGAATATTGCAGAACCACTTTTCGGGGCTTTTTTCTTAAAACCTGAATCGTAACTGCTTTTTTGCGAATTTGTAGCATCTTTCCATAAATCCTTTGTGGATGTTATACTACTTTTATTCGGAGACCCTACAAGTGCAAACATTCCCCGAATTTTATTGAGATGAATCCTGTCATTAAGCCAATTCGAATAATGAACAATGTATTTTGCAATGCCAACAAAGAAACTTACTCCTCGCTTTTCATTTGAATCTACATTGATTTTGAAATGTATTATTTCATCAGCTGGAATTATTTCTGTTTTTTGTACTCCATTTATGCTGTAACTTCGATGATAACTTATAACCATTTCAACATCATCAGGATCAGTTTCTATTCCATAACTCCATTTTCCAGTCAAATCTTTTATTTCTTTAGGATCAATAAACCGAATCAAATGAGGATTACTTGTATTTTCAGGTTTAAAAAACCTCAAAAACATTTCACCATCTCTCAATATACGTTTCAAAATTTCTTTTATTTTAAAGTCTAATTTGTTTTGTATGGAAAAATTATTCCAATATTCAACAACTTTTTCATCTAAATCTACAGGAGTCACAAAACAAGATTTTCCAATCACATAATTGTTAATAATTCTCAACATTCCTCTTGCCAATCCGTTCGTGTAGAATAATTTCTTTGCTTGCTCTCTAATTCCTTGTAACTCCATTTCAGTATAATATTCTTTTTGTTCTGCTAATAAATTCCAACTCGATTCATCCGGATCAGTGTTTGATGTATATGTTTCGATTAATGTTTGCTTCTTTTGCTCTATCAGAAGCAAGGTTTTTGCTTCTTCTTCTCTACGCTGTAAGTTTAATTTTTTTATCTTTCTTTTTTCAAACATTATTTTATCCTTTCTTAACTAAATAAACTTTTTCCCATTTTTTTCATAAAAATTAAATGTAGTGTTGCAGGCAATAAAATGCAGAATCCATACTATACCGAAAGAGTTTTCAAATAGGTGTGAAAGTTAAGGTAATTGCATCCGTAAAATCAGGACTTCTGCCAATATCTTTTTTTATATCTTTTTTATCTTTTATTTTAATTATCCCATTACTTTTAACCGTAAAAGTTAATGTCATTAATTCCTCGTCCAACTCCTTACAGGGAGGTAACATCAAATTAAATCCACACTTTGGATCAAGTGCATCTCGTAGCACCCAATGAATATAATCTCTCATTAACTTAAACTCTTTCAATTCAAAATAATCCGTCAGACCTTTTGCGGAATGTGATCCTTTGCAACTATAACAATCTGATATTTGCTGTTCCGCTAATCTGCTAAACACTCCAGCACCTTCCCCTACAGTATCAATCATAAATCTACCGCCATTGTTTTTTTTATCGTTTTTGATACTTCCAGCCACTTGCATATGTATATCCGCTGTTTTTGCGAAATTCAGCGCTTGCAAATTAGCAATATAGTTTGTGTAACGTTCCGCCATCACTGTTTTATCTCTACCCATTCCTGCAATATCAACACCAACAATCCGAGAACCTTTTTTTTGTTTCTTTTCAAATTCAAGCCATCTTTTATGAGATGCCTCTATCCAACTTAGCGGAATCAAAACATCAGAAGTCTCAGTCGGAAATTCACCCAAAACCCGAACTCGAAAAGGGTCTAATGCTCTATAATATTTATTATTCCAACTAAAATCACTTATCGCATTAAATTCATCTTTCTTTATTTCGTAACTCCACCCGTTTTTTCCAACTTTATCATTTACCCAAGCCCAATCAACTTGCCCCGGGATTTTGTTTTTTTTATATTCATTTTCTGTTATTTCTCCGCTCAAAACTTTAAAATAATTTATTACATTTGGAGCATCCATTGAATTTAACCTGATGCTTTTATATCTTTTGTCTGTTGTTGCTTTATATGTTTCCCCTGTTGTATGCATCGGATTTGTAACAAGAAGCAATTTGCTTGATCCGGTTAAAATCCCTTCTATACTCTCAAAAATATCATCCGGCAATCCTGATGCTTCGGTACAAATAACAAGCATATTTGGACTATGAAAACCTTGCCACGCTTCTTTTTGCTTATCTCCTGCCTTGAATCCCACAAGATAGCGTTCCGAATTTTTATCAAACTTTATTGATTCCGTTAATAATCTTCCCCCTAATCTTACATTTGCATTATTCCAAAGTTTTGATATTTCCGCCATCATTATTAAATTCACTTGACGTGAAGTCGGGGCTGTGCAAATAACCTTAGAAGGTTTATACAAATAAAGAAAACATAATGAAATAACTGCTGCAACAAAATCCTTGCCCCTCGCATTACCAGACCTGACAATGGTTTTTTGATTGTTTTGTACTATTCTTATTATTTCTTTTTGTGCTTCATCAAGCGTTGAAATTCCAAGAACATTTTCAGCAAATTTTATCCAATCATTTCGATACGAAGCAAGCAATTGCTTATCCGTCATCTTTTTGTTCCTCTAACCAATCAGAAAAAGATTCTCCTTTATTTGTTTGCTCCAATTTATCGGATTGCCCCAAATATTGTTTCCCTAAAAATATCTGCATTACTACACTCGGTTTCACAATATAATCTCCGGCTTTATCTTTTTCGCCGTATACACTACGGTATTGCAACCTTCTTAAAGATATTCTGAATGTTGCCGAACCTTTTTTTTGATAGTCCGAAAAACCGACACCCTTCTCCCGCTTTACTATTGCATTTAAAGTATCGTAATCAATATCAAAAAAACCTGCACACTCTTCACCAATACACCCTATTGTAAGCAATTTATCTAATTCTAAGAAATTTATTGTTTTTTGTGGTCTTGCCATTTTGATCCTCCTTTTACCGTTTTATCAAATCCATAAATTCTTTTCGTGCTTTAGAATCTTCTTTGAATACTCCCCTTACCGCAGAAGTTACCATAATTG